TACTTTCATATTAGTCTCCAAATTCAAACAAACTGCCAAATGTTGTATGTGACTTAGTATCCTCTAGTGGATAATTAAGCACTCCGATTAAATTGTCTAGTTTGTTATCAATAATAGTTTCTGCCATAGCCGCATCGTCAAATGGCAGTTCTTTAAACCATTCAGGAATACGCAATTCATCTGTTGGGTAAGCAACGCTTGTGTATCCTAAAGGATTTTGTTTTAGTTTACAAACAATAACTTTCATTCCGTCAACAACTTCCTGCGAATACTTGTCTCCGTTCATTCGCTTGAGTGTATTCCAGTTAATGCTTGCTCGTACATGCCCAGGCATGTTTGCTTTTCCTTGTTTTTCTTCTAAACGTCTGTAGTGTCCTACTTTGTTTGCACGTTTAGGAGAACCTTTTTCCCAGCCAGGTCGTTGACTAAACTCCTTACGGAATTCTGTAATACGATCTAGCACTTCTTTCTGCGGAACATCAGTAAGTACCATTGTTAATAGTTCTTTTAAGAAGTCCTGCATAAACACAGGCGTGTCTGACCTACGTAAGTCTAAGCCCATTGCCTTTACTTTACCTACACCGTCAGCATCTGTTCTAAAGCCTTCGTTGTCAACAACTAGTGCCGCATAACGTTTCTTAGTGATGTATAAGCCTGACTGTGCTACAATTTCTCTACCAGCGGCAATAACATCTGAACGGCTCTTTGGGCAATGAAATGCTTGTGCCATAAACTTCGGAAATGTTGTGTTTGCTTGCTCACAAATTTGATCATACAGTGCAATAGCTTTTTCAGTACTCCATTCCAGTTTTCCAGAATTAACATCGTCTTTTAATAAGGGCCAGGCGCTAAAATAACAAGAGTCAGTATCACCATATATCATTGCTTTACCTACATGGTCGTATTCACCAGTAATACAGTTGTTTACTTCTGCTGACATATGTTTAACAATAGTTCTGCCGCTTAGTGTTGTACTTTGACCAATACGTTTATCAAAGAATCTACAACCAGGATTAAGAATAGCACCATACAAACTGTTCAAGTTAATCTTCTTAACTAACTGTCTCTTGTCCCAGTATTCAATCTCAGCTTTGTTTTCTGCATCTTTTGCTTTCTTTAACATCTTCTGCATATCTTTACGTTCAGCGTACCAACGCTTTAATAGTCCAGGAATAACACCTTCGAACTCTGTTGTAAAGATAGTACCGTTAGCACTAAGCATCCACGGCATTTGACTATCAAAGACTAACTGATACATTTCTGCACCACTCAAAACATCAGTACGACCATCTTCCCAGTCAATTGTAAGGGAAATATCTTTACGTTTTTCCATTACGGCTTCGTATTCCTCTGTCGAAAAACGTCCTTCCCAACTACCTGCAAATGACTTCTTTTTAAGCGTCATATCTTCGTGTACACGGGCTTCGCTTATGTCTGGGCGTATTTGCCCTACGACAGTTTCAGGAGCCATATTTAACGCTCTAATAACACTAGGATACAGTGAATTTAAATCCATTGAAGCTACCCACTTGTGCAAGCCTTTCTTTGGAAACGCAACATACGCACCAGCCGCTTGTGTGTTTTCTGTATCGTCTCGCTTAGGACGATTAGGAACTTGTAAGCCTCTGTTATGTGCTTCGTTAACAATGCCTTGTTCTGTAACAGCAACAGCACCCATAGTAGTCTGTAGTAACACAGTGTTTTCGTGTGCAACAGTATTACTAAGATCAATAAATCTTAGTTTTTTGTCTAGCTTGTCTAGTAGTGCAGTATCTTGTATGTTGTATTCGATAAACTTTCTAAAGTCATTGTTGTATAACTGGTCCAAAGTACCTTCATAAGGGACTTTGTTTTCGCCTACTTCAATTTCACCAATAGCATCAAGTCGATATGTGTGACGTTCTTCATATGTGTACTTACGATATAGCTCTAAACTATCTAAGTGTACACGACCTATTAAATCAAATGTAACAGCTTGCTTCCCGTACTTTTCATATTCACGTTTCTTAGGCAGTTGGCCCCATAAGCAGAACCTACGTGTGTCATCTTTGCTCAGTACACGACTAGTTCTATTAACGGTATAAGGAATATCATAACCTTCACTGTTCCAGCCTGACAAAATATCAGCATCTTCAATTAGTGTTAAGAAAGTGTCAATCATATCACCTTCTTTTTCAAATAACATTACATTGTCAATGCCTTCTAGTTCTTTTTCGGCTTGCTCCATTGTAAGTGTCTTAGGCGGCACAGCTAAACATATCATTGTTTCTAGCCACTGTAAGTATACACTTATGGAAGTAATAGGCATAAACGGATCAGCAGGATCAGCAAAGCCACGCTCTGGATCAAAATCAGTCTCAATATCAAAAAATGCAATATTTAATTTAGGTGCATCTTGATTAAGATAGTTTTCACTCAAACACTGGAAGATTGGATTAATATCGCTTTCGAAAAGTTTCTTATCTCGATTGATTGCAACTTCTTTTCGAAAGTCTTTTGTGTTCTTACATACAATTCTTGTAAGAGGGTCACCAAATACACTTTTGTATTTGCCTCGCTCGTCTTTAAAATAAAAAGTGTACTTTGCAGGATATTCAGTAAACTGTCTTTTACCGTCTCTACGTTCTACGACACGGATGATATCCTGGTCGCGATCGAACATCGCGTCTACATATGGCATTCATTTCTCCTTACGTTGCTTATGGCCAACTTAACCTTCTTCATGCCTAGCTATTGCTATGGGCGTACTTTTATTTATAAAAACAACTGAACCAGTGCAAATAAATTCATTGCAGTAAACCAACTACAAAGTAATATTACAAATGCCGCACGTCTAATTACTGCACTTACAATACCTAGTATACTACCAATAAGATACATAGGTACAAATAACTTTGTAGCAGGGTCAAGGATAGTAAAACTAAGAATTGCACTTGCTGAGATCAAAAACACTGCTTCGACCATTTCGCAGTAAAATGCAACTGGACTTAGTTTATAACTTTCCTTAAAAAATGATTTTACTTGACTAATCACTTATCATAACCAAGCGTAACGATTAATGTTTCTAAATCGTCATAGGCATCAGCATGATTATCCCAGTCACGTTTTTGTGCAATTTTAATTGCTTTGTTAATAAGACTTGGCTTAATATCCATTTCTTCTGCTACTGCTTTAACAGTTTCTTTTAACCCTGTATTCAAATCTTCTACTTCTTGCAGTACAGTTACACCTTCTCTTACAAGGCGTTCTAGTTTTGCTTTTTCGTCGGCACCGTAGGTACGTGAACTCATAATATACTCCTATGTTAGTTAAGTTATATTATAGCGGATATTTAGATAAAAGTCAAGTAAAATTTTTACTTTTTGGTAGATTTGAATTCGTATTCGGCTAATCTACGATAGAGCTCATCTTTGATAAATGATTCTTTTTTGGCATTTTTAGTTGCAGTTGCATACATAACTGCTTCTGCGTCTTTACCGTAACGCTTCTTAAAGTCGTCTTTGTTCTTTTTCATACCTTTGACGTTCTTTTCTTTTTTAGCTTCTTCACCTTTAGTAAGTGTTCTTTCTACAGGCTGTGCCGGAGCAACTGCTGCATTTTTCTTACTAACTGCCTCAGCAGCTTTAACAATAGCCATAAACTTATTTCTTAGTCCTGGATCGCCTAAGATAACTTCTAGTTGAGCAGCAAATGGAGCAATCTGTTTAGAAAGATTTGCTGGCAATGCACCGCCTTGTGCAACTTTGCCCAATGCTTTAGACATCATTCCTGCGCCACCTTTAGCACCAAGTTTATTACCAACTTGTTTTGCGCCCATACCTACTTTATTTGCATCAGGTGCTACTGCTGGAGCAACAGGTGCTTCAGTTAATTTTACACCAGCTAGGGCAGCAAAATCACTTACAGAATAATCTCTATCTATTGGCAATGTACCTTCCTGTACTTGTACACTTTCATGCACTAAAGAAACTGTGTTTTGCACACTTTCTTGCGGTTGACCACCTTGTAGAGCAGCAATCATACTTGCTTTTTCTTGTGCAGGATCTGATGGCTGAATGTCAAATAATTTTTTCTGTAGTGCGTGATAATCCATATTATCTACCTAGTTTTTCTGCTAGTTTTTTAGCAATACTTGCTTTATACATGTCGACAGTTTCATTTACTGATTCGTTGCAGTTGCAATGCTTACAAGTAGGTGGGCATTCACAGTCTTCTCTTTTTACATCTGCTCCACAACATTTATCTGAACAATGTGTATCTTTTGCTTCAGTTACTTCTTCTCCAAACTTTAAATCATAGTCTAGTGCATGATACACACTTCCCATATAGTCTGCTGCTTTAGTAATTTTAGATTGCTGCCAACCTTCAATTCCGTCTGCTTCAGTAACATTTTTCATCATGTCGTGCAGTTGAATAGCATACTTTGCAATCTTATATAGATCGGCACGTGCCATTTGTACTTCGTGATCTCTTTCAGCCATATCAGCTAAGTCGGCCAACCCTTCCTCAATTGATTTTCTATTCATCATCGATTCCTTTTTAATATATGTTGTTTTACCTTTTGAAGCGGCATCTATCCAACTTGCTTTTATTGACTCTTGGTCTTTTGTTGCTTCATAACGTCCGTTAGTGTCATTCCTTACTAACCATTTATTTCCGCTCCAGTGATATAATTTACCGTCTTTTCCGATTAATCTAGCATCCTGCGGAGGAGTGCTATCTGCTTTTGAATTTTTATAACCTGCTAGTTCTTTAGCATATTTTCTTTTAGCAGCCATTTGATTAAGAATGCCTTCGCCGTCGCCCTTTAATTTCTTTGCGTCTGCTTTAGTAACACTGTCTTTTGTACCAGCACCGCCTTTAGCAGCTTTTTTATCTT